CTCGCGGCCAGCCCGCCTCGCGCGTCGAGCAATTCGGCCGCCGCTTGCTGCGCCGAGGTGGTCGTCGCGAACAAGGAGCCCACGCCGGTGAAGCGCGCGGCGCCGATAGCGATGCCCGCTTGCACCGCCTCGACTGAGAGATCGCCGACGCCATTGAAGCGGGCCGAGGCTTGCTGGACGCTGGTGGTGGTGGCGAAGAGTGAGCCCGCGCCCGAGAAGCGGGCCGAGGCGACCGTCCGGTTGACCACCGCCGCCGCGAGCGAGCCCGCGCCATCGAAGTCGGCAATGCCTGCCGCTCGGAGCACCACCGCCGCCGAGAAGGAGCCGACGCCATTGAAGCGTGCCGTCGCCGGGAGCGCTTGCCGGGCGCTGGCGGCGAGCGAACCCACGCCGTTGAAGCGAACCGCCCCCGTTGTGCGGATCTGCGCCAGCGCGGCGAGCGAGCCGACTCCATCGAAGTCGGCGACCGCCGGGAGCACCGCCGTCGCCAGCGCCGCCAAGGAGCCCGCGCCGTCGAAGTCGGCGACCGCTTGCTGGTTCGCCGTCATGAGCGCGGCGAGCGAGCCCTCGCCATTGAAGGTCGCCGCGCCGCTCGCGGTGCTGGCTTGGATCGCCTCGGCGCTCAAGGAGCCGACGCCATTGAACGTCGCCCGCGCGCTCTGATTCAGCGAGGCCGCGGTCGATAGACTGCCGACGCCGTCGAAGTCGGCGACCGCACCGCGCCGCGCAACAGCGAGCGCCGAGAAGGAGCCGACGCCGCCGAAGGTCGCCCGCGCGCCATGGCCGACCTTGGCCGACACCGACATGCCGCCGACCGCATCGAGCAGCTCGGCCGCCGCCGTTTGCGCTTGCCGCGCCTGAATGGAAAGCGAGCCGACGCCATCGAAGCGGGCGAACGCCTGCATGGCGGAGGAGGCCAGCGCGGAGAGCGAGCCCACGCCCTCGAGCTTGGCCTCGCCGGGCCATGCGGTGACGCCACCAACAACAATGGCAAGCGCCGAGAGCGAGCCGACGCCATCGAAGTCGGCCGCCGCGCTTTGCGCGAGCGACGCCGACGCCGATAGGCTTCCGACCGCGTCGAGCAATTCAGCGCGCGCGGACTGCGCCGCCGTTGCCAGCGCCGAGAGCGAGCCGACGCCATCAAAGTCAGCGACCGCGACTTGCCGGAGATTCGCTAGCGCGGAAAGCGAGCCGGTGCCATTGAAGGTGGCGGTGGCTGTCTTCGACTTTTGTGTTTGAACCGAGAGCGCGCCGACGCCATCGAAGTCGGCAACAGCGACCATGCGTAGCGCCGCGCTCGCGCGCAAGGAGCCGACGCCAGCGAATGTCGCTTGCCCGGTTTGCACGCCGCCGGTCACCACGACCGCTTGAATGGAGAGCGAGCCAGCGCCGGTGAGGATTACGATCTGTGCAACTGGTGGCTTTTCCGTTCCCGCTATCGGGAGCGAGCCGATGGGATAGCCGCCGATGCCGCCCCAGTCGTCGGTGGTGATCTCAGGCGCGGCACCAATGGCCGCATTGCATCGCAGCGAGCCAACGCCGTCGAAGTCTGCGACTGCCAATTGCCTTTGCGTTGCGAGCGCGCGCAGCGAACCGACGCCATCGAGGTCGGCAATGCCAAGCTTGAACTTGATCGTGACGTTTGCGCTCAGGCTACCGACGCCAGTGAACGTCGCCGCTCCTTGCTTCTGCGGCGCAAGCCACATGCCGGAGAGCGAGCCAGCGCCATTGAACCGAGCGGCAATGACTTGCCGCTGTGCCGCGCTTGCGGAGAGAGCGCCAACGCCGTTGAGGCGCGAACTTCCCGTTTGGTTTTGCCGCGAGAGGGCGGAGAGCGATCCGACACCTTCCAGCGTGGCTTGTCCGGTCGGCCCGCTGACCGTGTAGAAAATAACGATCAGTCCGCCAGCGCCTTGCCCCGGTGTCAGTACCGCGCCGTTTGCGCGTTGTCCCGAAACACTGCCGCCACCGCCGCCGTAGTTTCCGCCCGCGCCGCCGGTGCCAGTTTGCGGCGTTGTCGTGCCTGACGTTCCACCCGATGCACCACCGCCGCCACCCGCTCCCGCTTGCGCGCTATCGGATGTCTGCACCCAACTCGAGACATTGCCGAGGTCGCCGCCCGCGCCACCGGCCAGCACAAGCACGCCCGTCGTTGCACTCGAACCCGAGCCTTGGCCGCCGCCGCCCACTGATCCGGGGTTGCCAGTTGCGCCGCCTCCGGTGCCGCCGCCGGTGCCGCCTGTGCCGTGGCCGCCATCGCCACCGCCCGCGTTGCCGACAACATCGCCGCCCGCCGTTGATGATCCGCCGTTGCTTCCGCCGCCGCCGCAACCACCAGCTACGCCGGTGGCCCCCGAGCCGTTGCCGCCGCGTTGCCCCGCGCCTGTCGGGCCGCCCGCTCCGCCTCCGCCTCCGCCTCCTCCGTTGGCTGCGCCGCTGTTGCCGCCGTTGCCGCCCGCGTTTGTTGTGCGCGTGTAAGTAACAGGCGAGGGCGAACCATTCGTCGCGCCAGTGCCGCCGGTGCCGACAGCGCCCGGGTTAACCGTGCCCTTGAGTCCGGCCGTTGCCTGATAGGAATTTGTGTTTGTGGTGTTGAGCCAGTAGGTCGAGAACGCCACCGCACTCGATGTGCTCGTGCAATTTGCGAAAACCTCGAACGGCGTTGTCGATCCAAGCGAGCCGGAAGGATTCGTGAGTGCGGAATAACCACCAGCGCCGCCGCCGCTGCCCGCCTTGTTGCTTGCACCAGTTGCGCCCGGCCCACCTTCACCGCCCGCACCGACCAACTCGACCTGATGCCCAGCATCGGCCCAGTCGCCGGGACGACTCCACGGCGAGGTGCTTGAAGCGATAAGAAAGACGGTTGTCATGTGTAGCAGATCGCTTCGAGGTCGAGTGCTCTAGGTCTATTCCAAGTCTGGCGTGATCGCCACGCGCGAATGGCCTCCCGCTTTTCAGGATCGTTGCTGCTCTCGTTGGCCTTGACGAATTCCTCGACCGCGATCTCGCCGAGGCGGATCACGAACGGGATATCATTCCACGCGATAGGCTCATGCACGCGCTTGTCGATGCCGGGCACAAGGCAGAGAAACTCACCCGCGCGCACATGATGCTTGAAGCGGCTTCGATGCGTCACCACCACTCGCACGCCGCCATAGCTGTCGAGGATTCCGCCGATCCGGCTCGGCTTCGGATCGCGCTGAATGCAACGCTGGTTTCCGCCGCCCTTGCACTCGACCTTTCCCTCGCATGCGGGACAGTCGGGGCGAAAGCGCATGTTCATTAGAACACCGCGAACATTCGATGTGTCGCTGACGGTGGGCCGCCACCGGTATCCTTCTTGAAGGAGGCCAAGCCCAGAACCGTCGATGCCCCGCCAGTGGATGTCGTCCAGCTTGGCTGTACCGAGGCGGTTGACGCCACGAGGTCCGATGCCAGTCCGACGCCAATTGTATTAGTCGCTGTGCCGCTCGCTGGATTGCTGTCGAGCGTAAACGGCGAACCCACGCCGATGGTCGTGCTGCCGTTCGTCAGCGCAAACCAAGCAAGCACCAACTCGTCGGCTTGTGCGAGTGTGCCGCTGGCAGGCCCAACAAACGGCGTGGCAATATCGTTAAGCACGGTCGTTGGATTTACGTCCAGCGGCGAGGCCGCGAACACACCTTCATAGACCGCCGCGAACATTGCAACGTCCGCGCCGCTCGCAGTTACCGCAGCGGAAACCTGCGTCAGCGTTCCAGCAGATGTCGCGACGACCCAGAAAGTTGCGGCAGTCGCATTGCCAGCGTCGTCGGCATCCAGTGCGTTGTAGGTATGTCCGAGGTTATCGGTGACGCCTGTTGCCGTCATTGTGTTGCGTTCGGCAACACAGACAAAGATCAGATCGCCAACAGCCACCGACACCGAGCCCGTTGCATTGAACGGGTTTGTGATCGACCCGGCAGCCCCGGTCAGAACTCCCTTGAGAGCACCGAAGGCCATTCATCAGTACCCCTTGGAGTAGGCCACCACGTCCCACTTGTTGTCGGTCGCGTTGTAGATGCAACCGATGTAATCGGTCTTGCCGCTCACCGTCTGCGTCAAGGCGGTGATGTCGCTCCCGAAACGAAAGCCTCCCGTGCCGGTGTTGAGCGACAGCGTGCGTGCGCCGCCGCTCGCGAAATGCCTGATGATAATTTTCTGGCCGTTCACTGGATTTGTCGGTTGGGCGATGGTGCGATCCCCCGCCGCGCTCAGGATGAATTGCCCGCCCGCGCTCGCATCGAGTGCCGGTGTCGCCCCATCGGTCAGCGTCACCACATTGTCGAACGTCGCATCGTCATAACTGATGTACCAAGTTGTGGTCGCCAGCCGGTAGATCGCCTGAAATGTCTTGCCCGCCACCATGGTCGCGGGAGCATTCGCGCCAACGCTCTGTCCGGTGTTCGGCGAAATGGTCAGCGCAATGATCGCGCGCTGAAATTTGATATCGACAATTTGCCCGTCGAAAGGATCGGCGCACATTTGCACGGTGAGCGCCGCGAGCGTCGTTGCCGGATTGATGACGACATTCCAGTCACTGTTCGCCAGCACCACCGTGCCGCCGGTCGTTGGCGTCTGATAGCTATAGTTTTCGTTGATAATTGCGCCGGTGAGACCCTGCGTCATAGGAATTGCCCCCCGGTTTCAAGCGTGCCGGGTGTACTGCCGGGCAAATTGCTCGGCGCGGTAAACGCACCGATGACGCCATTTGTGTATGCGCGGAAGCGCTTCCCGGTCACCGCAAAGCCCGTGAACGAGTCGAAATACCAAACGGTGCAACCATCACCTGCCACCGCGCCAGCGCTGGTGAAATTGAGCGCCGCGCTCAGAGCCCATGTCCCTTCGCCATAAAGGAAGGATGCGCCCGGCCAATTGTCGTCTGGACCGATGGCAAGATACATCGCGCGCATACCCGTCGCGCCGACTGCGATGGTGTTGCTTCCGGCCACCCGCATCAAGCCGCCGTTCTGGCAGACAAAGCCGTGCGGGTTTGTCGGGTTTGACGAGAAGTCGAGGTGAACGGATTGCGCCAAACCGATGCCGCCATACGCCGCGACAAAAACCTCTGCTTGCGTTGAGACCTTCACGCAGTCGAGGCCGACTGCCGACGCAGTGTTTTTGAAAGTGCATTGATCGAAGATAATTCCAGTGCTGGTCGCCAGCGTCACCCACATGAGTGCCGGGAAATTCACTTCAGTAATAACAAAGTCGGTCTTGGTCGTGGTGTTGCCGCGAATGACGAACAAGCCGCCACCGAAATAGCCGCCGAGATTGAGCACACCTGCATAGGTGCCCGCATCCTTCATGATGAGGTCTACGCGGAAGCCGCCGAAATTCAGGAAGTCGCGGATGTAGTTGTTCGCCCGCGTCAGCGTTTGCCACGGCGTCGCGCTCGATCCGTCACCCGTCACATCATTGCCGCTCCCCGAGACGTAGAACTGCTCGTCGGCGGTGAGCGTGCGCCGAAGCTGCGATGTCTGATCCGCCCACGCGATCCTGTCCGCTGGCTGTGTGAGGAAGACATCCTTGGTGCCAGCAGAGAAGCTGACCAGCGCGTCCGCATTCGAGGATGAAAGCACCTGCGTGCGGGTGAGAGTGTTTGCGCCGTCGCTTGTGGCGACGCCTATTTCCCACTCATTCGCCGTGCGGTGCTGGATGCAGTACCAGACCGTGCTACCGCTCACACAGACCGCCGAAAACGTCCGATAGCCCTGTGGCGCAACACCGCTCAGGGTGATCGGACCAGTTCCAGTCGAGGTCGTGCTATCGCGAACGCGATCCTTGATGACCAGTGTCACGGCACCCTCCCGCGCTCTTCACGCAACGAGCCCGCGCCGCAAACTTTAGAACAGCGTTATGAGCAACGAGCCCGCGCCGATCACCAGCGTATCGCCCGTAAGCACAGTGCGCGCCGTGAGGAGCGTGCCGTACCAAAGCAGTGTGCCGGAATTGATCGAGGCCGTGTCGTAAAGCATGAGCCCTTGGATCGCGGCCGAAGAGGAGAAAGGCCCGAACGTCATCGCCGCCGTATTGGAGGCGGAGCCCGCCGGGGAGGCCGCCGCTCCGAAGAGTGCGGTTTGCCGGAGATAGCCGGAGTTGGCTTGCACTTCCGGCGACCCGGTAATGCTGGTCGGCGTCCCGAGGCACAAGGCCGCGAAGCGACCGGGCGGTTGCGTCGCCGCCGCACCACCGAGGTTCCAGTCCAACATCAACTTCATATTTGGCGCGCCGATATTTGCCATGACCTTGCCCTTTCCCTCTTTCCTACTTTGCCCAACCCACTAGCCATGTCGTCGGCTGCGGGCGGTTCTCGGTGATCGCTAACAGTAGCACACCCATAGGCAACGCGAACAAGAACGGAAAATCCTTCGGGTCTGGCGGTGCTGGCTGGATCAGACTCAAGTGATGCGTCTCCTTGAATCGCGACGCGACTATATTGTGAATTGCTGGATTAAAAAAGTCGTGACATTCGACGATCAGATCGCTTTTCGCCAGCGCGGGACAGCGCGCCGGGTCGAGCAACTCCACTTCGCCGCCTTCGACATCGACAATGTAGAGCCGCCGAGGCTCGCCGCGGTCGAGCTCCTCCGGCTTGCGGCAACCAACCAGCACGGCCACGCGCTCGGCGACGCCGTTGATGTGCGCATTCTCAAGGCAAAGCCGGAGCGAGCGTGGGTCGATATCGGCCGCGACAATGCGCGCTTCCGGCATCATGCGGGCCATCCCGACCGCATAGAAGCCGTCCGAGCAACCGACGTTGATGATGGTTCGCGGGCGCCGAGCGGCGGCCATTTCGAGATACGGGTGCAATTCCCGCTCGTAGCTCCCGGTCAGCTTGGTCGCATAATTGCCGTCCTTCCACACGGCATTGTCCCGCATTTTCATACCGGCGAACGGCCCGGCCGCGACGGTATCCTTGAGCATGGCTCCGATCTTGCCGTTCACCCGCTCGGCAACGCTCGGCGCTTCACTCATACTTGCCCGCCTCGGGATAGGCTTTGACCAATTGGTCCCACATATTCTTTGTGCCCCGGATATAGCGCGACTCGGAAGCCAGCCGCACGCGCCGCCCGATATCGTCGCCGTTGATCACCTTCGGCCAGTTGAATATTCCGTGAAATCCGAACTGTCGCTCCTCCGGCTTCGGCGGCACACACTCGAAACTAAAAGCGCTGGCGACATCGCCCGGCGCCCACACGAAGCCGTAGCGCTCTTGCAAGGTCGGCCGATACTTCCGGCATAGCTGGTCGTCGTCCCAAGCATTGACGCACGGGAATATCGCGCGCCGATCTCGCACGAAGCGCATAAGCGCCGTCGAGCGCAAGGAGAAGCCGCCGTTACCGACATTCAAGCCGTCGGTGTACCACCATGGCGCGCCGATATAGTCGTAGCGCTCGAAGTCCGCGCGCCACATGCCGGGATCGACCACCCACGAATCCCACTGGATCACCAGCATGTGCGAGGTCCGGACATGGAGCGGCACCTCGTTCCAGAGGAAGCGCGACCAGCCCTCCTTGGTCGGCCAGTCCTCGACCTTAACCACGCGGCTGATGTCATGGAACATGCCCGGCCGGTCGGTGAAGGTGATCACGTCGCCGAAGAAAACCTTTGACACGCACGCATCGAGCGCGAGCCGCGCAAGCTTATGCTCTCGCGTCTCGATCATAATCAGCGTGACGTTCGGTAGCTCAAGAAGCCCGCTCATGCGTTGAACCTCATCCCAAACCTTAGCTTGCCGGGCGCGAGCGAGAATGTCTCGCGCGCTTTGAGATCGACCGGCGCCTCTAGCTCGCAGCATAGGAAGGGCTCGTGCGCGCCGTCGCGATAACATGCAATGGCTCTGATCTTGCCCCATGCCGCGCGCGCTGGCCGCCAATAGACCGACATCACATTGACGAAGGTGATCGGAAAGTCGCCGAGTTCGGCGACTCGGAACGGAATATTACTCCCGTCGATTCGCTCGTAGCCCTCACCCGATATTTCCCGGCCGATCTCCCCGATCAGACCAATTTTCATCACCTCGGCTCCGATACTCTAGCCACTCGTCGTAGTTACGCGGCGGCGGCGGCGGCGGGCCTTTGCCATTTCTCCGACACCGCTTGCACCATGCGCTCCACGCTGATGTCGCTGATACAAGCCGCGCCGGTATTTTCTTTATTCGGCACGCATGTGCTTTGATCGTTGTGCAAGCGATGGCAAGGCCAGCAAGGCACGCGTTGCGGATCTGCGTGAAGCGTCGTCGTATTGATCCAATGCTTTGTAATATTCTCGGCGCTGGCATGGGACACCATGATAATTTTGGGCATCGGCACGAAGGCGCACGCCCATGCGGGTCCGGTATCCGGCGAGACTAGCATGTCCGCATTGACCGCGAAGGTGAGCGCCGAGCGGAGCGGCCAGCACTTCTCGCCGCTCTTTTCCGGCACAGCGCACAGCAAACCATCGAGCGAGCCGTTGGTCAGCCTGACCGTCTCGCGAATGGTCATCACCATTTCCATTTCGCGGTCGCTCGGGCCGCCCATGACCACAACCGGAATACCTAGCTCCTTGACCACCCGCGCAATGGCGAAGGTCGCGTAGGGATAGATTTTGTCGATGCGCGTGCCGCTCACGATCCAGACAATGCAGCGCCCGACCTTGCTCTTGATACGCGCGGCGAACTCCATCTCTTCGTCGGTCGGAAAGAATAGCGGGCCAAACTCATGCGGCACGCCGATGATATCGTGCACCGTTTCGAGGTAGCTCCCGCCGCACATTCTGCGGCGATAATCCTCCGGCCACCAAAAGCCGGTCATGTGCGTGAACAGCGCATGCCGCCCCTCGCATGAATGCGAGGCGTGGAGGAATAGATCGTACTCCTTCGCGCGGCTATCGAACCAGCGCTGCCACGCATTGGCGTCGCCCTGCGGCAAGTCCTTGACGTCATCCTTAATGGACAGCTTGTCCAGAAACGGGTTGTTGAAAAAGACCGAGGCATTGGTCGCCGAAGTGATGACCTCGGTCATATAGCCGAGCCGCTTCAAGGGACGCAGCACGCTCGCGCTGATGAGGTTGTCGCCCACGCCGCCGAAGCGCGCGAGGCCCGCCCAGCGCTTCACGGCCTTGGCTCCTCCGGCGGAGCAAAGTCGCCGAAGCGCGCTTCGAGCTCACATTCGGCGAAGTGCACCTTCGGCTCGTGCTGGCCCAGCATGTGCGCAAGCGCCCGGTCCTGCTCGCCGAGCGTATCGCGCAAGCGCGAGAGCGCCTCGCGGCGGAGCGCTATCGCTTCGGCCTCCGGCTTTCCCATGGCTTGCACCACCATGTCGCGGATCGCCGTCTCGATCTCATGAACGTGCGCGTCTAGCAATTGCTGATTACTCATGATCTGTCCTCGCTCGTTTTTTTGGTTACGCCATCGACAATTCAACCCGCTTCGGCCGCAGCAATTGCTCGGCGTTCCACGGTAGCTGCCCCGCGATCGTTCCGACCACCACGCTCTCGCGATGCGAATACAGCGACCCGGTCATCAGGAGGATCGCCGCTTTGATATCCTCCGGGACCGACGCGACTGGCGGCGAGTCGCCACTGATGTAGCCCGCGACATAGCGGATGCGAACCGCGTTGACCACATCGCGCGTAGGCGGCCACTCTCCGCCAACCGCCACCACCCAGCCCGGCTCGTTCGCGGTATCGACCACATAGTCGGTGTTCTCCGTGAGCAATTGCTCGGCCCCGCTCGGCTCGTCGGCATAGAGCACGCTCATGACATATTGCAGCGGCGGGCGCGGGATGAAAATTTGCGGCTTGAACTCATCGAGCACAAGCTCGAGCGTTTGCGTGATGAAGGCCCGGCCGGTGAACTCCTCCGCATGCTTGGTCGCCGCCGCGAGGTAAGTCGAGATCAGCGCGTCCTCGTCGTCATGGTCGACTCGCAAATGCGCCTTGGCCTCCGCCAGCGTGAGCGGGAGAGTCGCGGGAGGAGTGATCACACGCACCGCCATTAGCGCGCATCCTTGCCCGGCGCTCCGCGCTCGCCAGCCCGGCCGTCCTTGCCATCCTTGCCGTCGCGCCCGCGCTTCACCGCCAGCCGCCAGTCCTTGTTGGTTTCGGGATAAGCCTTGGTGTCGCGCTGCGCGATCCAGAAGGAGCCGCCGAACGAGACAATGTCGCCGCGCTGATAAAGCCGCCCGCCCTCATAGACGCCGCGCTCGATAGGCACTGGGAAATTGAACGCGAACTCCTTGCGCCGCTCGCCGCGAATGAAAATAAACTTGAACGCGCGCTCACCATCATACTCGGCCTCGAATTCGTCGAAGCCGAACCCATCCTCGCCGCGAGCACCGGGCGCGCCGTCCTTGCCGTCGCGACCGGGCAGGCCCGGCAAGCCGTCGCGGCCATCTTTGCCATGCGCGCCGTCAAGACCCGGCAAGCCGCAAGCGCCGGGCAAGCCCTGTGGTCCCATTTCGCCGGGCGGGCCTTGCTCGCCGGGAGCGCCGGGAGCGCCGGGAGCGCCGGGCGCTCCTTGCGGGCCGGGAGCACCATCGGCGCCGGGCGCGCCAACCGCGCCTTGCACGCCCAGCGCACCGCGCTCTCCTTGCGGGCCTTGCTCCCCGCGCTCTCCTTGCGGGCCGCTCGCTCCTTGCTCGCCCTTCTCGCCCCTGATGCCATCCCAGCCGGGTTCACCCTTCTCGCCGCGCTCGCCCTTCTCGCCGCGCTCGCCGGGCGGGCCGGGCAAGCCTTGCAAGCCTTGCGCGCCAGCCGAGCCGAAAGGCCCCGGCGGGCCTTGCACGCCATCCATGCCGGGCTCCCCGCGCTCGCCGGGCTGGCCTTGCGGGCCAGCCTCGCCTTGCGGGCCGGGCGGGCCTTGCTCGCCGCGCTCCGGCGCCGGGCGCTTCTCAAGCGCTTCGAGGCGCACGAGGATCGGCGCGGCAATGCGCTCGACCGCGGCCTCGACGAATTTGTGAATGACCGGCGCGATGCCAGCCATCAACGCCGAGACCTCGCGGTGCTTCATCATTGCATGATGCCCGGTTGAAAGAGCCGCAAGCGTAGCTCCGCCGCCGCGATAGCAACGAGATCGGCGAGCACGCTTTTCTCGTCCTCACCCTCCTCCTTGTCCTTCTCCTCGTCCTCGTCGGGCTCCTCTTCTTCGTCGGGCTCCGGCTCCGGCTCGCTCTCCGGCTCGGGCGCCGCCGTGCCGAAAGGATCGTCGCGCGCGTCGCGCTTCGCCAGCGCTTCGAGCGAATAGTTCTGTTGCTGCGCGAGCGGCGTCTCGCCGCCAGCGACCGGCGCAAGGTTAAAAGCGAACCGCGCCTCGTTCGGCGAAGCGATGGCGCCTTTGACGAGATCGCTCCACGACTTCACTTTGGTCGCGGTATCCATGCGCAACAGGTCTTCGAGATCGAACTCTGTGCCGTAGGTCTTGCCTTGCACGGCGGTGAGCCCGAGCCCTTCGTCGAGCGAGAGCTCGATGCTCTCGATGAAGGTCTGCAAGCATTGCGAATAGTATTGTTGGTTGAGCGCTTCCACATTGTTGTAGCTCGGCATTGGCCCGACGCCGACCATGAAGGGCGGCACATGAAAGACCGAACACACGCTCTCGCTCGTCCACTTCAATTGCTCGATCAGTTGCGCCTCTTCGGCCTTGATCGCAATTTGTGAATAGGTCAAGCCGTCGCCGAGCACCGCGACCTTGCCGACATTCTCGCCGGTGTAGTTGCGTTCCCAATAGTCTTTGATCCGTTGCGCTTGGTCGTCCTTGATCGGGCCGGGCGCCGAGATAATGCCGCCGGGCACCGCGCCATTGCGAAACAGCTTGGCGGAGGAGCGCTGGATCGCCAGCCCTTGCGTCGCCGCGATAGCGCACGCCGTCATGGGCGATACGCCGACCAGCGGGTGATAGAGACAGATCATGGTGTCGTGAATGATCTCGCTCGCCGGAACCGCGACCTTGTCAACCTCAATGCCCGCGAGGTTGTCGGTATAGAGGTCGTAATAGACCGCGCCGTCCGGAGCGACCAGCACCTTCACCCGCGTCGGGTCGAGCACATAGAGCGCGACCACGACGCCGCGATCATCGCGCTCCTTGAGCACATAGGTATTGCCATGGATCAGCTTCGAGCTAACCCAGCTTTCGATGAACTTGATTCGCGTCTGATAACGATTCGGCTTGCGAAGGACCGGCGAGAAGGCGGGCACATTCTTCGGCACCCATATCCCATTGCTGTCCTCCTCGACCAGCCGCAAGCCGATCTTGCCGACATCGCTCGCAATGAGCGTCACGCAAGCGAACACCGTGCTGTAGACGAGAATTGTCTCAAGCCGCAATTCGTCGTTGCGTTGCCATGCGCCGGTATAGGGCTCGCGCACTATCGGCCACCACCATGAGCCACGGTCGCCGGGAATTGTTACCGGAACGCTTGAGGCGTCTGTGGGGACCGCCTTGGTGATCTCGAAGCCGAAGAGTCGCACCTTACCAGCCTCATTTGCGCGGCAGATCGCGGCGAGGGTATCGCTTCTTCTCCTCGGGAGCGTCGCGGCCCAGCAACGGCGCCGCTGACTCGGTGGTCAGGATAGGGATCGGCGGCTCGGCCGGAGGAGCGGCGGGCTCCGACGCTGGCGCCAGCACAGCGGCGGCCAGCTTCGCTTGCGCGGGCGGCGCTTGCTCCTCGGCGAATTTCGCGACGCCGAGCGCCTCAAGCACAATGCCATGGTCGTCGCGCTCAAGTTCGAATTCGTCGCCCTCATACAGCGTCTTGAGGTAGTGGAATTCCTTCGCTGTAAGCTTCATGCGACGCGCCATGCCCAACCTCCTTGAAGAGTCGCGATGCGAGGATCGGGCACCGCTGACCGATCCTCGCGCGCTCTACTTCGCTTATGGTGAATACTTCGCGAAGGAGATGTAGGCGACGGCTCCCGCGCGCCGCTTTTGCCAGTTGATATAACGCTCGGCTTTGACGGCGATGAGGTTATGCTGCCAGAGCGAGACGAGCACCGTCCCCGCAACCGGCGGCGAGTCGGGAGTCGACTCCATTTGCAGCGAAGCCTCGCGGCTGACGTCGATATTGATGCCGCCCTCGTCGGCCAACATGATCTCGCTCGGGATGAGGAAAATGATGTTGTCGCCGTTCGCGGGCGAGCCGCCAGTCGCTTGCACCGCTTCCGAGGTCACCACTGGGAAGCCGAGGAGCGTGCCGCCCGTCATGGTGATATTGCCGAACTCGCTTTGACCCAGCGCATTGTTCATGAGCGAAAGCGCCATTGCGCGCGACTGCTTCATGATCCAAACGCCGCTGGACACCGGCAAGCCCGCCGTGATGAACGACGCCATCATATTCTTGACGTCAGTCCGGAACGCCGCCGCCGTGGTGCCCGAGGCTGGCGTTGGCGTCACGCCATTGGTCACGGAAGCCGGAGAGACGCCCGCCGCGACCGCCTTGGTCGGGTCGAGGAATTCCGAATCCATGAACTGAACAATGGCGGCGGCAAGGTCGTCGCGCACCAGCAGCTCGGCGGACGGCGAGGAGAACCTCACCAATTCCTCCGAGAGCGGAACGATGCCCGCGATCTTGTACCAGTCGAGAGTGAGCGTATCGAACGCCAAGCTGGACAGCGGCTTGACCTTCGTCTCGCCGACCCAGTTGACCGCGGCGCCCGCCGTCTGGCGCGGCACCTTGATATTGAAGGGCACGCGGCGGAAGCCTTGGATGCGCCCGATCACGGTCAGCGGCCGGAGATACTCGATGAACTCCGAGGCCATGATCTGATAGTTGACGAGCGGCTGCGCCCACGTCGGGTTGGTGGTCGTGCCCGGCGAGACCGCCACGCGCTCGATAACGTCCATCGGCGTGCGGAGGATCGCCTCGACTTCCGGCGAGGAGTCGGACCATCGCTTCGCGATCTCCGCCGCCTCGTGCCGGTTGCCGCGCGTCATTGCCAGCGCGCCGACCATGCGCACGAAGGGAATGCCGGGCGGCAGCTTCTTCGGGAGCACTTGCACAATGGTGCCAGCGCGCGCGGCGCTCGCCGCCTCGATAGCCGGAACGGCCGGAGGAGCGACGACCGGAGCGGCCTTGGTCTTGTTCAACTCTTCTTGCTTGCGCAAGCGAACAAGATGCGCGTCGATAGCGCCGACCTCCCGCTCGATATCGTCATACTCGGTGGCTTGCTCCGCATTGAGCGTCGCGCCCTCCTCCGATGACATGATCGAAGCCATGCGAGCCACCTTGGCGGCGCGCGAAGCCTCGAAGCCTTGGATCTGCTCTTGAATCGTCTTCATGGGTTGTGCTTTCGATTTTCCCGCGACGCCGGGTGGTTGGGGACGAGCGCCCGCCGACATGCCAGACGCGGCCAGCAGCGGGGCGTCGATTGCTTTGATCGTTTCGATCCGCGCGTCAGCATTCATCGGGATCGTAACGAGCGACAATTCCAGCACTTCACTTTCGATGAAGTGGATACCGCCGTCCTCCATGAACGACAATTCTTTCGGCAGAAAGCCGATTGAGACCGCGCGCACAAGGCCATGCTTGAGCGACTGCCAAGCTTCGTCCACGCGATCCTTTAGCTTGCCCGGCTCCGTGACTTTCGGAATCCGCGCCTCGAATTCGATGCCCTGCTTCGTCGGCTTCTTGAAGCGCGTCTGCCCTATCGGCTCCGCGTGCCGGTGCTGCCAAAGAAGCGGCAAAGGATTTTTGAAGGTGACGCCGAGCGGCTCGATGATGTCGCCCGCTCGATCAGGCGTCGGCGTCGTGGCAATGCCGGTGATGATTCGCTGGTCCTCATCGACCGCCTTGCATTCGAGGAACGCATAGGCCCGCTGCATGTCCATGGACGACCCCTCTGTCAGACAACGATCACTTGGTACAGTTTTTCTTGTTGCTGTCCGTCCGCTAGCGCGAGCGCCATGACGAGGCAAGATATGCCGTCGATCTTCTCCGACGACCTAGCCTTATCAGGTTTTATATTTCCGTTCGAGTCCTCAAGCTTGGCGACGTTCGACACCATCCAGTCCATGACCGGGTGCCCGCCCGCGTCAATGCGGGCCGAGGCGCAGAGCCGCTCCAATTGCTTCGACGCCCCGCTCAAGGTTTGCACCCCCTGCCGCATCAGCATCAAGGGCACGCCGTCCTTCATGAGCGTGTTCACGGTCGCGGTTGCATTGTAGGGGTCGTAACCGATTTGCTTGACCGAGAATGCCTCGACGCCCTGATGGACCGCCTCGATCACAGCGTCATAGTCCACAACATTTCCGTGCGTCGGCTCGACCGCCTTGCGCTCCCGCCAAATATCGTAGGGCACGCGGTCGCGCCGCGAGCGCGTCTCGATATTCTCGGCGGGCACCCAAAAGCGCGGGAGCACGAGCCACTTCTCCTCCTCCGAGCGCGGCGGAAAGAGCCAGAGCACGCACGTCAAATCCGAGACGCTCGACAAGTCAATTGCGCCATAGCATTCGCGCCCGCGAAGCGCCTCGGCGAAGGAGCGCCAGCGCGCGTCCGCCCCGAGCGAAGGGCGGCCGGAGCCGACGCGCCATTGCTCGACCGATAGCCAGCGCTGGTCTTGCCCGACCCATAGGTTCAAATGATAGCGCTTGAAATTGTTCTCCACGCGCGGGCTGTTGATCGCCTTCGCATACTCCTCGCGCAAATCCGCAAGCTTGATCGAATGCCCGAGGTTCGGATTTGCCTTCGCCCATGTCGTCGGCTCGCGCCAGTCGTCCTCGGCGTCGGGCGCATAGATCACCACCAGCGTATTCGGAATATCGAAAGTGCCGTCCGCGATCTTAAGCGATTCCTCCCACAGCACCCACCCATGGCTCTTACGCGCTTGCCCGGCCGTGCTGATGAGAATGTCGAGCGGCTCCTCCCGCGATAGCTCGGACTGGTGCACGAACTCATAGAGATCGCCGTTCCGCCACTCGTGCATTTCGTCGCCGACGAGAATGGAGCACGAGAGCCCGTGCTTGCCCTCGCTCGCGCCAGTGAGCGGGCGGATCACCGCGCCGAGCGCCGTGCAATAAAGCGAGGTCTTGAGCGCGTCGACATATTTCGGGAGCGACGGCGAGAATTGCACCATACGCACGGCGCGCTGAAAGACGATCTGCGCTTGCTTCTCGGTCGAGGCAATGATGTAAGCCTCGCCGCCGAGCTCGCCGTCGAATAGCCAAGCGAGGAGCATCAGCCCGGCGGCAAACTCGCTCTTGCCATTCTTGCGGCCCATCCAGATCAGCACGCGCCGATAAAGCCGCGTGCCGTCCTTGCGCTTGAGGCCGAAGAGCATCGAGACAATGGCCGCCTGCCAGTCGCGAAGCACAAACTTTTTCTTCGTCCAGCGCCCGGTCGTCATGCGCAAATAATTCGGAAAGAATTGCACGGCGATCTTGGCGGCGCGCTCGTCATACCAAACGCCGGGCTGGCTCACGGCGCGGAGCCATTCGCCTTCGACCCATTTGTGCACGGGGTTGCGCGAGAGCGCATCGAGCCATTTCGGACGCGCGGGCGACATATCAATGATACTTGCCTATCCCGATGGGTGAGGGCAACTCTCCCGGCGCGCTCTTGCCCTCCTCCTCGATCTCTCCCGCTACGTTCTCGCCGAAGAAGCCGCCGAGAGCCGCTGGCGTTTGCGCCAAGCCGCGCACAATGGCATGGCGAGCAACGGGGTTCAGCCCGAGCCGATCCTCCGAAGCGAGGAGCACGCGCTCGATATCGAGCATGTCCTTGAACACCGGGTTGCGGATATAGCGCTCGCCATGGTTCGTGACGATCTTGAGGAATGTCAGCTTGCCCGAGAGCAACTCCTTGCACTCTAGCCAGCGGTGCACGTAATGCGCCCAGCGGCCATAAGCCGTGACATCGACCTCGTGCGCAATGCGCCGCTGTAGATAGCCGTCAATGACGCGGTGAAAAATTTCGCGCTCGCGCGGCTCCTTCAAGAAGTCCGGAGCAATGAGCGGCGTCGGCGACGGCGCCAACGCCTGTTGGAGCACCTTGTTCTCGCGCTCGTCGCCGCGTGATAGTATCGGCCGCCGTCCCGGATTCCCTTGCAAGCGCTCAAGCGTTGCGGACTTCGGTTTCGGTCCTCGCCTTCCCATGTCAGTCCTCACTCATTTGTAGGAGAAACTTCGCGGCGAAAAAAAAGCGCGGCCCAAAACCTGCGCCTTTTGTTTTGCGAGCGGCCACCGCTCTCCGCCGTGGCGGCTACGAGGCTTCGCATGCCCCCCCCCTGCGAATTTTTGTGGACAATTTTCTCATTTTTCGTTTTAGCCTTCACTTCGCGCGCCCCGCTCTCGGGCTTGCATGATCGAGTTATGACAATGAGCGCATAGACTCTCAAGCTGGTCGGCATCGAAGAAGATGTCGCGGCTGCCCTTATGCGGGGTCTTATGATGGACCGTATTGGCGGCTGTGATGATCGGCGGCGAGGAGCGCTGGCACTCGGCGCATAGCGGCTCCTTCATGAGTTGGATATGTCGCGCGGCCTTCCACCATGCGGACGAATACCAGCTTTGCCATGGAGCGGGCGCCAGCCGAGAACCGGGTTCCGGCATTCCGCGCGGGCGGAAGGAGGGCGGGCGCATGGGCATCGCGCAAGGGCTAATAGCACGCTTGCGCAGCGCTATAAATGCCGCTGCTAGACTTCAAGTCTTATATCGCCCTTCGCTTTGCGCTTGCGACCCAGCGCGTGCCATGGCTACCTGCCTCCATGCCGGGAGGGGTTCCGGCAAGAGCCAGAAGGAGCCAAGGCCATGAGGAAAGCCAAGCAAGCCAAGCCCGCCTTTGAGAGCGCCGAGGCCGCGCTCCGCCACGCCGAGTTTTGCGAGCGCCTCGCGACCGAGCAAGCCCGGCGCAACTATCATACGGTGGCCGCTCAATACGCATGGGCCGCTCGCCGGGCTCGGGCCTTCGCGGCGAACGAGCGCTTCTCCGAGCCTCGCCCGCTCGCCCGGCACGAGACTTGCCGTTAAGGCGCGGCCAAAGCGGAGCAAGGAGGCGGCAGCGGCATTTATGCCGCTGCTTGCCGTTTCAGGACTTGGGAAAAGTCTTACCGCTTGCTCGCTCGGCCAGTCCATGCAGACCTGCATGCACCGGGGAGGGGTTCCTCGGGCCAGAAGGAGCCAAGACCATGAACTTCAAAATCGGCCAGACGGTTCGCTTCAAGAGCGACATCGAACAGCGGGGCACGATCGTTGAGATCGAGAACCGCGACGGCAACCTCCTCCTCACGCTTGAGGCGAAGGACCGCTTCGCTGGCGACTATATCGGCGGCATGAAGCGCACGCAGATTTTCGCCGACGAGGCTTTCTAAGCTTGCAACCCGCCGGGAGGGGTCCCGGCTTTCCAGAAAGGAGCCTTACGATGAAGAAGCACATTCAACCGGAGCCCTATAACGCCGCGCTCCATGAGCAATTGCTCGCGCTCGGCTTCGAGCGCGTCTGGCATGACGCCGAGTGGGAGGATACCGGCGACGCCGAGAGTGGGCCAGCGCTCGATGGGCATCCGGCATGGGACGAATACACCAGCGCCTCCGAGATCATTTGCATCGATGAGGCCGGGCGCGTGGTGCACCGCGAGGAGCGCGACCTCGAATTGGAGCGCTGGTGCGAGGAGCAAGCGCGGGCAAGCGGAGGGTCGCTCTAATGGCGCGCAATATTCACCCAGCCGACGCGGCGGTCGCTCTCGCGATTCGGAGCGCGGCCGAGTTCACTTGCTCCATCCATATCGCGCGGAGCTATTCGACCGAGCGCTTCGCCTCGCTTGAGGAGGCGCGAGCCTACAAGGAAAAGCTTGAGCGCCGGGCGGGCAATGGCAAGCGCGCCATGGTCTACGCGGTGCAAGCGAACGGCTCGGCGGTTTTTGTGCCCGATAGCTTCAAGGCTTGAGGGCTCCTCGGAGGCGAGGGCTTGGCAGCGGCATTTATGCCGCTGCTTTGCGTTTAAGACCTCGCTCGCTCGGGCGCGGCGCTTTGCGCTTGCTACCGGCTGTGTCGCATGCAGACCTGCGCGCATGCCGGAGGGGTTCCGGCAATTCAAACCAGAAGGATCAAAGCTATGACCAAGACCATCACGAAGACCGCGCCGAAGGCCAAGGGCAAGGGCACACCCGCCGACCAAGGCATTGCGGCGGCCAAGGCCGACGACGCCGCCCGCGACGCCGCCAAGGCGAAGAAGGCCGAGAAGAACGGCCACCTCATGGCCGCCAAGGCGGCGGCGGCCAAGGCGAAGGGGAGCGCGGTGCCTATGCTCTCGGCGCTCTTTCCCTTCGCGGGCGGTTGCCCGGCCCTGACCTCCGACCCGAAAAAGGAGGGCATCCCGGAATTCCTCCAAACGCAAAACCGCCCGGCGGTCGACGCCGCCTCGGCGAAGGTCAAGGCGGCCATGCCGCCGAAGCCGGAGGCGAAGCCGGAGCCGAGCGCCGACGACAAGGCGCGCGAGGAGATCAGGGCGGAGCGCTCGGCCTTGGCGAAGGCGAAGAAGGCCGGAGCCAAGGAGCGCAAGGCGGCGGAGGCGAGCGGCGCCACCAAGGCCATGCCGCTCACCGGCAAGGCCGCGCTGGCGGCGATCAAGCGGGCCGACCGCAAGCTCCGCAAGGAGGAGGCCGAGGCGGCGGCCGAGGTTGCCGAGATCGAGTATAGGGACGCGCGGCGGGCGGCGGCGATCAAGCGGGCCGACAAGGCCATCGCCAAGGCGGAGAAGGCGGAGAAGGCGGAGAAGGCGGCGAAGGCGGGGCCGAAGCTCCTCACGGACGCTCTGAATGGCCGCCGGAGCATTGGCGAGCCGGCCAAGCGGGAGGGCACCGCGCCGCTCCCCAAGCAAACCGACAAGGAGACTGTTGCTATGGTTGCGAAGGCATTGAAGGCGAAGAAGGCGGCCGAGGCCAAGGCGGAGAAGGCCAAGGGCAAGGCGGCTAAGGCGGCCAAGGCGGAGAAGCCCGCCAAGGCCAAAAAGCCCACCAGCGCCCACGCTGGCGAGCGGGCGCGCTATCCTTGGCGCGAGGCGGAGGAGGCGGCGGCAAAGGGCAAGATCATGGCCGCCCCGGACTTCTCGGCCGAGACCCACACGCGCTTCCGGCCGCACATGGCGCTCATTGTGGAGGCGGCCAAGGCGAAGGACTTGAAGGCCCTTCGCGGGCTCAAGTGGGACGGCTTCCTCTCCTCGACGCCAAAGGCCATGGAGCGCTACCGGGCCATTTGCATCGCGGCGCTCTCGGCGAAATAAGCCCGAGCGCGAATCAGCAAGAAGGGCGCCCGCTCGGCGCCCTTTTTTGTCGTTTGTCGAGCGAGAAATAATTCGCCGATTTATTTCTCGGCGCCAATTGGAGCGGCGCCTATGCCGCGCGCGGCGAGCGGCGGCTCGGGGAGCGGCTCGGGCTTCGGCCTCGGCGGCCTCGGCGGCTTCGGCGGCTTGCCCATGCTATCCGGCCCTTTTGGCGCCTAAGCCACTGACCTAGCGACCTTGTTGGCGTCTGGTTACTCGTGAAACATGCGGCGCGAGATAATCCCGGCCTTCGAACATGGCGCGGTCCCGAATCTTGCGCACGCGCCACGCCTTCTTTGACGCCTCAATATTCACCGCCAGATTCCGCCGCCGCATGTTCGGCGCTCGCTTTCCCATAGCTGGTCCTCCTTCTTGCTAACCAAGCACGTTCCAGAACAGCGCCCGATTCTTGGCGAGCGCCGACGCTAGCTCCCACGCCTTACGATCATAATTCGCGCAGGACGGAAATGGCGCGTGCGACCGCGTGGCTTGCTCGAAGCGATAGGCGCAGCGGTGCATCACCACATTGCCACCGAAGGCTTGCGCCTCATGGCGCGAGGCCAGCCCGACCGCGACGGCATGCACCGCGGAATCCGGGAACGCCCGGCTCAAGCAGCGCGCCAGCATACCCGAGCCCGCCGCGCACCACACCTCCGGCGGCGAGCCACCGATGGCTTTGCGGACCTCACGCATGGCCTCGGTGAACGGCTCCTCCGCCTCCGGCACATCGAAGCCGAGCGGCAAGAACAGCGCGCCAGCGCTCGCCGCATAGGCGCGCGCCTTCGCCTGCACATTGGTCATGTAGCCGGGTGTGACCTCGACGATCTTGGCGCCGTTGCGCTTGGCCGCGATCTGGCGCGCATGCCAGCACGAGCGCTTGGCATAGAACAGCGTGATGCGCTGGCCGCTCTCCCGGCCGATCACCGAGAGCGCATAAGGCGCGCCGCCACAGAACGGCCCGCCGAATACGACCTCGCTCGCGCCGCGAACGAGAAACGGCAGGAAGCGCATTTTGCTGCCACCTTCGAGGAGATCGTCCCGCACCACGCGGAGCCGCCCGTGCTCCTCGATCAGCGGAGCGGCGGGCGCCTTCATGCCGCCGCCCGAATAAGATCACGCACCCTTTCGTTGGCGAAACAGTCGATCACCAGGTGCACGCGGTCCACAGTCGGATCGGTGTTGCGCACTGCATGCGGCTTGCGCTGGTCGAGATAGCACAGCGCGCCTTGCGGGAGATTCCGCTCGAGCTTATTGCCGCGCGCTCCCCAGCCATAGAACGTCACCGCCGGGCTGGTGCGTATCGGCACATGCAAGCGCGAGACGAAGCCGTTCGCGGTGCCCGCCTCGCGGTCGGTAATATCCGCGTGCCGCGATAGCTCGCCGTCCTTTGCACGCAGCCGCATGAAACGCACACGATCAAATTCGAGTTCGCCGAGTTGCCCGAGCGCTGACAGCGTGCTCGGGAATTGCGCCGAGGCGCGCGTCCAGCGTGGGCGCTCCTTGAGCGCGGCCGGGTGCGCCTCTTTCCATGCCTTCGACATTTCGGCTGGCTTGACGATATCGCCGGGCTCGTCGCTATAGCCGCGCAAAGCGAAGGAGGTCCACGACTTGCGCTTGTTGTAGTCGCTGTAGTGCTGCGCGAACGCCTCCTCGCCATAAGCGTCGAGTTCGCCGTTGATCTCCGCCAGCGCTTGCGCGCTTAGGAAAACGCGGTCGAGCACCGCGAGCGTCACGGTATCCTCCGGCGCTTGCTCGGCGAGCAGCGGCGCCTTGAAGCCATGGGTGTAGAGCCCCTTGATCTCCGAACCCGCCGATATCTTTGTGCCCGCATAGCGCAAGCCCGAGGCCAGCACCGCCGCCTTGGCGATATCGTCCTCCTCGAATATCTCGAACAGCACCGGGTGGCCTTTCGCCTTGCTGACCAGCGCCGACGCCACCTTGTGGGCGCTCTCCGCATCGCGCGCCGCGAAGGCTTTCACCACAACCGTCATGGACGGCACATGGAAAGGCCGCTGCGCGAAGTCCTGTTGCTCGCTCGCTTGCTTCGTCACCATGAAGATCGCCACCGCTCGCGGCGGCTCGCCGGTCCAGAGCACGCGCGCTTGCGCGAGCGCCTCCGCGATGTCGCGCTCCTTGGTCAAGCCGAAGGCGCCGAACACCAGCGACTTGTGCCGCTCCTTGAACGGCGCCGCCAGCGCCTTGAGCCATTCGAGCGTGAAGCCTCGCTGCCATTCGGCAAGCTGGTCGCCGAGCACCGCCTCCGTCATACCGCGCCTCCTTGCATCATGAGGATCGCCGGATGCTCCGGCTCGCCCGTGCCCATTTCGACCGGGCCGATATTATCCGCCGCCTTGCGCGGGTCGCCCTTCGCGAAGATCAAGACATTCTGATGCGTCTTACCCAGCTTGCGCGAAGTCTCGAATTGCTTGCGCACGCGGAACGGCAACGACCCGGCGGCTGTGACGAGGATCGCCTCGTTGTAAAGCTTGAGCCCGGCCGCCTTGAAAGCGACGCATGTATGCTCCGGTATCCCGTAATAGAAGCCGTCGGCGTCGCGCGCATCGCCGACCACGAAGCATGCGAAACGATCGTCGCGCAATTGCGCGCAAGCGTTGGCAATGATTTGCCCGAGCACTTCGCGAAACCGCGGATACTCCATGGTGCTGATATCGCGCGGGTCGTCGCTGTAGACTTCAAGATCCGCATAGGGCGGGCATGAGAACACGAAGTCGGCGCGGGCATTCTTCGTAAGGGCCTTTAGATGAAGGCTGTCGCCGCTTATCCACTCGGGCTGATGCTTCTCCTCGCCGCAGATTACCCGCGCTTGGCGCCGGTTAGCTTCACATTGCTCCTCGCGGAGATCGACACCGAGATAGCGGCGACCAAGCTTGCTCGCGACAATGCCGCGCACGGAGCCGCCAGCGAAGGGATCGAGGACCAGCCCGCCGGGCGGACTAAACCAGCGGCACATAAGTTCACACAGCACTGGATCAAAGATCGACGTGCCCGAGGCGCTCGCTGTGGTTTGCGGGTCGCTTCCGTCATACGGGTGGATTGTCGTGCCGAGCGCGAGCCCACCGTTAAGTGATGCGCTTTGCTGTAGCCGCGCTCGATTGCGCGCCATCTCTTCGTTCTTCTGCTGCCAGATTCCGCCGCCGCCGCCCGCTGGCTTGGCGTTCGCTTGGCGGCTCCGCTTCTTGCCCTTCTTCGGCTCGACGTTGAAAAACGTCGCGCCCTTCTTACGCGGGCCGAGCGTTTTGTGTTTTGTCTTTAGTCCTTTTGGCATGGCGCTTGAACCGCTCGTTGTAGGCTTCGCCGTCGAGCCTCACGCTATCGGAAAACTTCAAGAGGTTTTCGCCGCGCCCTAGCTCGCTCTGAATGCCGAGCGCGAGCCATGCGCGCTTGCGATCTTGCCACCAGCCGTCGCGCGCATTGAACACCGAGAAGGGCACGCCGCCGAAACTCTCCGCCAGCTTCTTGCGCGCTTGCTCGGGCGTCACCGGCTCGGCCGGGTCTTGGCTGTGCCCAGCAACGAAGGCGGCGAGCGCTTGCTCGGTGAAGCCGAGCGCCATCATGTCGAACTCGGCCAGCGCCAGCTTGCCGAGCTCGGCGCTCAACATCGGAATGTCCCAGTCGCTCATCAACGCATACTGGTTGTCGATAATGCGGTAGCTGGACTTCTCCTCCTCCGACCAACCCTCGGCAATACACACCGGAACCGACTTGAGCCCGAGGCGCTGCGCGGCGAGGAATCGGCCGTGCCCATAGATCAGCACGCCTAGCTCGTCGGCGAGGAGCGGCGAGGCAAAGCCGTAGCGCGCAATGCTCTCGGCGATCTTGCCGACTTGCTCCTCGCTGTGCGCGCGCGGGTTCTTGTCGTAGGGCGTGAGGCTTTCGAGCGGGCGCCGCTCGACCTTGTCGGCGGGCCAAGGCCGCAATTCAGTGGCCGTGCTCATGAGCGGTGCTCCGAGGAGAAGGCGGGAGAGCAGAAGCGCTGGTGGCAGGCCAACATGCCGGGTGACGTGCTGGCGGGGTTTGCTAGCGGCACTTCGGCAGCGCTCCAAGGCTCCAGAAGGAGGGGACCCCGTAAGATCGACCTCTTAACATTCCTCAAAGCGCTGTGCTCTCCCACGGCGAAGCTTGCCATGTCAGCCGCCCTTACGCAAATGCGCCGCCGCCGCGTCGCCCCGCAACTCGACGCTGTGGCAACCGCTCCCGAAACAGTCGGTGCATATGCCGGTAATTTTCGAGCGGCGATCATGGATCGGCCCGTCATAGCTATAGCCGAGCCCGTCGCACATTTCGCATATCAGCAAGCCGTAGCGCTTCTCCGCTTGCATGCGCCGGGCGGCCGAACGGAGGAGCCACGCTTGCAAGCGCAAGACGCAGCGCCAGCACGCGCAATGCGCGCCGTGCGCCTTGCCGCCGTCGAGCAATGCGTCGGCCTCGGGCCGCGAGAGCCCGGCTCCGATCAGCGCTTCCTTGATATGCCGCACCGCTTGCGGATCGCGGCGCCGGAGCCAGCGCACAAGGCTGGCGTGCTCATAGAGAACGCCCGGTCCCCACGCTTCTAGTGCCAACAGGATTCGCTCACGCGCGAGGAGCGCCCGGCTCATCACCAGCCGAAATAGATCGCGAGCGCGCCGAGCGAGAGCGCGAAGATCAGCGACAATTGAAACTCGCGCACCGTCATAACGGTAGGCACTCCTTCGCTTGAACCTCGTAGTCGTGGACAATGGCCTCCATGAGCCTTAGCTCGCGGTCGGCTTGCTCTTGTCGCATGGTGCCCATGCTGACCCACTTTGGGTAATGCTTGCGCCGCAGCTTTAGCTCGCGCCGGGCACATTCCAGCTTTTTGTGCGCGGTGATCTCCTCGCCTGCTGACATGCTGTTCTCCTTCGCTTGCTCAAATTAAACCTCCCCAACCTTTGCACCGTCATCATCCCCATGGCGGCCGACCTTTGCTTTCGCTCGCGGCCTCGATCTTGTCGATCAGTTCCTCGGCCGTATCGCGTACCGTCAAAATGGTGCCTGCAGAAGTGAAGATCGTAACCGGCACGCCGCCGAACGAAATGATATGGTCGACATTGACCCAGCGCGCATGGCCGTCCTTCATGGTGACTTTTATCATCCGCCCGTCTAAGTCTGCTTGCGCAAATAGCCGCCGAAGTCGATCTGCGATACATGCGTGCCGGAAAGCGCGAGCCACAACGATGCGGTGCCATCGAACTTGACGGCGTCGCCGAGGCTAAGGTCGAGCGACCCACCCCCGCACTTGAACAGCAAGCCGTCGCGCGCCGCGCTGACGCCGCGCATCGTGCCGTCAATGAAGCACGTCAAGCGCCCGGCCGACCATTCCATGCTGACATGATGCTGGCCCGGCGAGACGCGATAAGTGCGAAGCCAGTCGAGGCTCCGCACCGGCATCAATGAGCACGCCGCGACCACCGCTGGCGCCGCCAACAAACCCCTGCGCGTGATCATGCGGCCCGCTCCTCCTCCTCCGCGCTCGCGGCGAGCGCCTTGCGCGCCTCCTCGATGACGCGCTCATGAAAGGCGAAAAAATATTTGCGGTGATCGGGCGCGCGCACGTCCTCCTCGACGAGCCCCCGATCCGACGCCTTGCTCATGGCCGCAATGCCTTCGACGAACTTGCGGAGCGCGCTCATCGGTATCGCCCCGCGCGCAAGCCGGAGAGCATGCCGAATACCAAGCCGAGCACCGGCACGGCGAAGATCAAAAAAATGAGCCACTCATCCATTGGTCGCTGTCTCCTCTACTAGCTCCAAGTCCAAGTCGATTTGCTCCATGCTCTCGCGCACGGTGATGACCGAGCCATCAACGAGCGCGATGCGCGTGGCGGACGTTTGCCCACTTCGTTCGAGAAAAATTATCGCCGAAGTTGTGACGATCACCGGGCCGCCGCTGGCGAGCGTCAGGTGGATTCGCTTTCTCATTTGAAGTCCTCCAAATCCTCCTCGGAGCAAAGCGTGCCGGGCACCAGTCCATTTCGTTCGGCGTTATTGCGTGGGGCGACTGGTGCCCGTATGGCGCGCATCACCTCGCTTTCGGCCGCTTGGTTAGCTCTCGATCTGCTCTCGGCGATCCAGCGCGACCGCAGCCATTGTCCAGTCGCCGGGCTCATGTTCATAATTGGCGCCACATCCTTGTTCACGGGCCAGTGCTCTAGCCGCTCCTTGAATTTGTGCGCCGCCCAGCCCTCCTTGTATCCCTTCATGATCGCGTAGCCCTTTAGCTCCGCGTAGAAAATCGCCTTCTCGGCTGGCGTAAACTCCTTTTGCCGCCTGCCCTTCTCGTCATATTTGCCGCGCTTCGCTTTGCCTTGGAACGCGGCTAGCTCCGCGCCGGTAAATTCCTTCGGCGGCGGCGGCGGCTTGGTCCTAAAGCCGCAGTTGGGGCACTCGACGACGCTATAGCCTTTGACAAATTTGCACTTCGGACAAACGCGCGGCAATTGCACCGTCGCTGGCGCGCTCACGGCGAAGCGCCCGCCATGCAAGCCGTCATGGACAATTTGCCAAGCGAAGCCGAGCCGGGTGTGCGTATCGCTATGGTCAAGCACGAGGAGCCGCTCCTTGCCCTTCGATATGCGGAGCCCGCGCCCGATATTTTGCACGAACCTGATCTCGCTTTTCGTCGGCCGCGCATAGCTGATGACCTCGATCTCGGGCCAGTCAATGCCGACGCCGATCACATCGACATTGCACACGACCTCGACGGCGCGGCTCTTGAATTGCTCGTAGAGTTCCGCCCGCTCATTGAGCGGCGTGCGGCAGTCCATATAGCCAGTGCGCACGCCCGCCTCGATAAAGCGCGCTTGCAATGCCTTCGCATGGTTGCGATCCACCGCGAAGCATATGGTCGGCTTACGCTCCGCCTTCGCCAGCCACGTTTGCACGATATCCGCGACCAGCTTGCTTTGGTTCATGGCCTCGGCGAGATCGGTTTGCACGAACTCTCCGCCGACGCTCCGCACGTCCTTGAGGTCGGGCGAGGTCGGCGCGAACACCACGCCCGGCGAGAGCACGCCGCGCTTCATCAAATCCTCGGCGCACACCGTTTGCACCAGCGTTTGATAGACCCGCGCGAGCCCGCGCGACCATGGCGTCGCGCTCAAGCCGATTTGTGGAACGCTCCGCCATTCGGGGTCGGTCATCCAGCGAATGTCGAATTTGAAAAGCTTGTGCGCCTCGTCGCGGATTACAACATCGGCTCGCGGAATGAAGTCGCGCGACTCGAGCGTTTGCACCGAGCAAATCTGGATCGGCTTGAGTGCATCGGCGCCGTCGCCGCGCTTGCCTTGCACGATGCCGATCTCGTTGGCGCTCAAGCCTTCGCGCAAGAAGGCGTCCCGCGTTTGGTCAATAAGACTGATGCTACTCACCTCAAAAATCAGTCGCTTGGATTTTGCCCGCGCGCCGAGCGCAATGTGCGCCGCGATCAGCGTCTTACCGGCGCCGGTCGGGCTCGTGAGCATGATCCTCCGATATCCCTCCGCCAGCTTCTCCCTCGTCTGTTGCAGCATTGCGGATTGGTAGTCGCGCATCGAAGAGGCTACCATAATCGTCTCCCTGCTCCTTTTTCCGTTGGCTTGCTAAAGTCTGATTCCTTTGACCGACATCGACATGAGGCGTGGTGGGCTCCGGCTCGCCACGCCTTCGATGCTCCTCCACTTGCTTTCGCGGTAGATGGGCGAAACAGAAATGCCGGTCGCCGAAGCCGAAGGCGGCCACCTTTCCGCACGAATACGCTTCGCAAATATATTCCGCGAGCCGCCGAGGCGCGGAGGTAATGCGCTCGGCAAGCACCGCGTCATTCTCGCCCGGCCATATCAGCGAATCGAAATGCACGTCGCCGTCGCGCATGGCTTGCAAAGGCACAACGCGGCAACGCGAGCGGTTGCGCTGCTCGGTGAACGTCGCCGGGAATTCCTCGACATGGCGAACGAACCAGCTTCGCAGCCGCTGGAAATTGAACAGGTATCCGCGCGCCGCCTCGCCGAGCGCGCAATGGACATACAGCAGCAAGTCATAGTCGCCGGTCCACATCCAGCCGTTCCGCTCATATCCTTCGACCACGCATGATTCGGTTTCGAGCGTGAGCGCAGTGTAAGGATCGTGCGGGTTGCGATGGCGCGGACGGACGATTTTCTCTTCGATGCCGATCACGTCTCCGCTATGCCGCCAGACCAGCGTATCGCCGCGCGTTTGCTCCGGCCCGACCTCCTTCTTCGACTTGCGATATGCCTTGATGAGCCCGGCGCGGAATATCCGCTCGTAGATCGGCGCGAGGAGCCGCGCCCGCTGTTCCTCTTGCCATTCATCGTCGCGCTGGAATTGGCTCATGGCTCCTCCACCCATAGCGGAGCGAAGCCCTCGCGCTTCTCGCGCTGATTCCCTTCGCCGTACGGAGGATAGGAGGCGGCGCGAACGATCTCATAGAACTTGTCGGGCTTCTCGCTATGCGCTCCGCGCGGCGCCTCGAACCATGTCGCAATGCTCGAAGCGGCCGGGCGCGTCGTCGTCTCGCCGAACGTCGCAAAAATGACGTGCTCGGTATCGTTGCGGAAATAGGAGCCCAGCCCGAACGGCGGCGGCTTATGCCATGTCAGAATTGTGCGATGCTGAAAGCCCCAACCCTCGATCAGCTTGCCAGCCTCGTACATGAAATTGTTGGTCACCCAGCAATAGAGATGCGTGCCGCTCTCATGGTCGCACCATTGCTTGAGGTCGAGCGCGCGCAATTGGTCGAGCGACTGCATGGCGTAGCCGGGCTTCGCGCGGCCAGCAATTGAGAGCCAGTCGTACTCCCACGCCGGGTCGATCACGAGCGTGCGATATATGCCCGGCTTCGGCACCAGCTTGAGCACGCGCTCCTCGTCGGCTTTGACGCGAGCGAGGCGTAGCTCCTTGCTGACATCCGAGCGGCCCATGTCCGACCTGATCGTCCCGTCGCG